GGCGCGGTGGGGGTTCTTCCGACCGCCGCACGCGGCGGGACGACATTACGGCGGCGGTTGTCGCCCGCGCGATTGAGGTGCGCGACGCGGAGCGCAGGCTTCGCGAATTGCAGCGCGCGGCGGCCGACGCCGAGGCGCAGGAGCGCGAGGCGCTTCGCGAGGCTCAAGCGGCGCTCGCCGCTGCCAGGCGGGACGCGGACGCGGCGCGCAATCTGGCGCGCAAGGCGATGACGACGGCGCAGGCCGCGCAGGCGGCGGCGCGCGAGACGAAGGCGGCGGATGAAATCCTCCGCGCGAACGTGGCGCTGGCGACGGCGCAGATGTTGGCGGCGCACCGCGCCGACGAAGAAGACGTAATCCTGCTACTGGCCGCATAGGAGCCGACATGACGGTTTTCAATTATTCCGGGTCGCTCGCGGCTTCGGGGTCAACGGCCGGCGAGCGTATCTCGCAGCCGTTCAACATCGCGATTTCAGGGACGTGGGTCGGGACGTGGGCGCTTGAGGCGCTCCCGAACGGCGCGACGGCCTGGGTCAATTGCCTTCAGTCGGATGGGTCGCAGAATTCCTATTCGTCCAACGGGCTTATCACGGTGCCGAACGTCTTTGGCGACGATATGCTGTTCCGGCTGACGTTCACGCGCACGAGCGGCACGCTGGAATGGAGGTTTTTCCGGTGAGCGTTTTCGGCTCAGGTGGCGGGGATTCTGGCGCGAGGCTGCATCCTGGCTACCGGTCCGGCGCCTACTACAGCACGCCTGTCAGCGGGACGCCGGCCACGACTTCCGCGATGACGGCGGATACGGTCTATCTGTTCCCGATCTCTCTGATCCGGGGCGGCACGTTTTCCGGCATGGCCATTCGCGTCGGCACGGCGGTTCCCGCGACGAACGGGAAGCTCGCGCTGTATGACAACGCGGGCGGGATCGAGGGCGCGAAGCGGCTGATTGAGGCGTGTTCCGCGACGGTGGACATGAACGCGACCGCGCTTAGCACGCTCACGACGAACTTTGCCGCCAATCGGTTCATCCCGGCCGGGTTCTATTGGGCGGCGTCCATCTTCAACGGCGCCGCGCAGCCTGGCGCGCTCGCGCAGGGGCAGGTTTACGGCGCCGGGCTGGCGCCCATCCTCGGCGGCAGCAACTTGGGCGCGTTCCAGAACGTCTCGAGCGCGACCGCCATCCGGTTTACCGTGGCCGGCGAAACCTACGCAGGCGGCTTCCCCGCCACGCTCGGCGCGCCGTCCGTCGCAGTCACGACGCCTGGTTCCCCGATCCTCGCTTTGGTCGCTGCCTGATCGCGTCGCCTGTGTGAGCGTATTTCTTTCTGCCTCCGCAAGCGTTTTCGACAGCCTGCGCGGCTCCACGGTCGAGGCCGCGATGCTTGGCGACAGCTATGTTGCCAACGCGGCGGGGGGCGCACCGACCACGCGGCTCGACTATCGCAACATGCTGGCGCATGCGAACAACGTCATGGGCGGGCCGCTGCGCATTCGCCTGGCCGCGATGCAGGGAGTAAGCGGCGAGACGGCGGCGCAAATCCTCGCGCGCGTCGCCACGGTCACGGGGCTGGTCCCGAGGCCGAAATACTGCTTCGTCTCGGCCGGCAACAACGACGTGCACACGGGCGTTGCGACCGCCACCACGATTGCGAACGTGACAGCGATCCGCGACGCCTTGAACGCCGCCGGCATCGTGATGATTACCGGGCCAGTCCTGCCGCGCGACACTTGGACGGCGGGCCAGCGCACGGATCGCGAGACGGTCAATTCCGCCATCGCGGCGCTTGACAACGACCGCACCATGATCTGGTGCGACTGGGAGAGTGCGACGGTGGATGGCGGGACGGGCTTCTGCCTCGCCAATATCCTGTATGACGGCATCCACCCTGGCACGCGCGGCGCGCGCGCGATGGGCGATGTGATCGCGACGCGCATGGGGGCGCTGCTGCCGAAAGACGCGCCTATCGCCCGCGTCGTGGACCCGATGCGAAACTATTTCAACAACGGCCACATGGCCGGATCCACGGCGATCAATTCGCAGGGATGGACGGGCACAACAGCCACGTCGTGGACGACGGGGTTTCGCTCTGCGGTGCCGGATACGGCGCTCGGCACCACGACTGTCAGCAAGGTCGCGCGCAGCGACGGCGACGGGGATTGGGTGCAGCTCAACGTCTCGGGCGTGCGGCATTCGGACACTGGCGGCTGGGGCGGCGCCCTGTCGCAGACGATCACGCCTAACACGCAAGGGCTTTTCGCGGGCGATTGGGTGGAAAGCGTCGTAGAATTCGAGGTGGACGCCGGCGCGGCGAACCTGGCCGGCGTCGGAGTGACGATCAGCGAAAGCGACGGCGCGACGAACTACACTGGCAACTGGACGCGCTTCGTCACGGGCGGCGGCGCTCAGCAGTATTCGACATGGACGGGCACGACGCGCCTTGTGGTGCGCACGATACCAATTCAGCTTCGCCCCGGCACGGCGAGCCTGTTCATCCGCCCCGGCTTTGCGGGCGAGGCTTACGAGGCGGCAGGCGTCTCGTGTGTCATCCGTTTCCGGTGCGCGCTTCGCAAGATATAATGCGGCGTGCGCCGATCACTATGCGGGGCCTCGGCTCCCATCCGCGCGCGGCGGTTCCGCGCACAAGCAACGCCGAGAGGCGTCGCGTCCCTTAGATGGACCCTTTCTCAGTGGACAATGAGAGCATCGCGCCGGGCGAAGACCCCGTCGCGCCGACTGCGGAACAGGCAGGCTCGCAGACTGCCCCGGACCAGGCGACGGAAGCGCCTGCCGCCGACGACCCAGGCGTTGAACAGGCAGAGGCGCCTAAGCCGAAGCCGGTTCAAAAAAGGATCGGTGAGCTTGTGCGCGAGCGCGAGGCCGCGCGACGTGAGGCCGAATACTGGCGGCAACAGGCTGCGATGATGCAGCCTGCGCCGGCTAGTCAGGCCGCTGCGCCGCCGGCTGAACTGAAGGCTGAGGACTTCCCGACATACGAGGATTACCTCGTTGCCAAGGCCGAGAAGAAGGCATCGGCTACGCTGCAAACGGAGCTTGCGAGGCGCGCCGAAGACGCGCAGCGCATGGCCGAGCAGCGGCAGCAGGATGCCATCCTGTCCGAATTCGCCACGCGCGCCGAAACCGCGCGCGAGCGTTACGAGGACTTCGATCTTGTCGTGAGTGATCCTGCCACGCCGATTACCACGCACATGGCGCAAGCCATTGTGCTGAGTGCGGCGGGTCATGATGTCGCCTATTACCTCGGCCGGAACAAGAACGAGGCCGCGCGAATTTCCGCGCTGTCGCCGCTCGCACAGGCAATGGAAATCGGGCGCCTTGAGGCGCGCATCGCTGCGCAGCCTCGCCGCGTCACGCAGACGCCCGCGCCGCCCGCTACCGTGGGCGGGCGCGGAGTGCCTGCGAGAAACCCGGAATCCGCGCAGTCTTACGATGAATTCGTGAAACTGCGCCGGAAGCAGCAGGGTTTCGGCTAACCCCGTCAACGTGCAGCGCCGTGAGGCGCCGCATCCCTGAGAAGGACGCCATACCGTGGCAAACTCTCTGATTACCCCGACCGTCATCGCCCGCGAGGCGCTGATGCAGCTGGAGAACAACCTCGTCATCGCCAAGACGGTGCATCGCGACTATGACCGCGAGTTCCGCAAGGTCGGCGAGAGCATCCAGGTCCGTCGTCCGGTGCAGTTCACCGTGACCTCGGGCGCCGCGATCAGCAAGCAGGACGTGGTGGAGAAGAATTTCTCCGTCACCATGGACCAGCAGAAGCACGTCGCGTGGGAATTTTCCTCGAAGGATCTGACGCAGACCATCGAGGAATACAGCGGCCGCTACATCAAGCCGGCGATGATCCAGCTGGCGAACGACGTGGACGTTGCGCTGCTCTCGCTCTACACGAACGTTGCCGACTGGGTCGGCACGCCCGGCCAGGCGATCAACGCCTTCTCGGACTTCGCGAAGGGGCCTGAGCGCCTCGACATGAAGTCCGTGCCGATGGACACCCGTTATGCGGTCCTGTCCCCGGCGGATTATTGGGGCCTTGTCACCTCGCAGTCGGCGCTTTCGACTTCCGACCGGCTGGTTGAGACTGCCTACGAGCGCGCCCGGCTGGGCCGCATCGGCGGCGTGGATGTCCTGATGGGCCAGAACGTGCGGACCCATACGGCGGGCACGCGCGACAATACCACGCCGCTCGTGAACGGCGCGGCGCAGAACACGACCTACGCCTCGTCCGGCGGGACGATGACGCAGAGCCTCGTGACGGACGGCTTTGACGCCTCCGTGACCATCGCGGCCGGTGACGTGTTCACCATCGCTGGTGTTTACGCGGTCAATCCCGTGACCAAGGCGACGCTGGACTATCTCCAGCCGTTCACCGTGACCACGGCGGCGACTGCCACGGGCGGCGGCGCGGCTACCCTGACGATCTACCCGGCGATCATTTCCTCGGGCGCCTATCAGACCGTCTCGGCCGCGCCGGCGGACAACGCTGCGCTGACGTTCGTCGGCACCGCGTCCACCGGCTACGCGCAGAACATGGTTTACCACAAGAACGCCTTTGCTCTTGTGTCGGCTCCGCTGATCGTGCCGCAGGGGGCATCCTTCGCGGCGCAGGAGACGGACCCGAAGACCGGCCTCTCGGTGCGCGTGGTCAAGGACTACGACATTGACACGGATGCGGAGATCATCCGCCTTGATATCCTCTACGGGGTCAAGGCGATTGATCCGCGTCTCGCGGTGCGTCTCTCGGGCACCTGATGATTGGGGCGGCGTCCTTCGGGGCGCCGCCCTTTTCTCTTGTGGGGTAGGTGAATGGACGATTTGCAGCATTGGCCCGCGTGGTTCTACGGGCCTGGCGGCGCCGCTGAGATTTTCGCGCGCGCGGAAGATGTGCCGCCCGGCTGGCGTGACACGCCGGCAGAGCAGCCCCCCGAGGCGCAGGTTGACGACGCGCCGAAGCGCGGCCCTGGCCGCCCGCGAAAGGTGACAGGCGATGGCAACGGCGCGTGACTTGATCCTGCGCTCGTTCCGCGAGCTTGGGATTACGGACGGTTTCGAGGACGCCTCGGCCGAG